AGTTTTACTTTGAATACATCCATTGTAGGTGGTTTTCTAAACTCTTCATTGTAATCAATGATTTCACCAACAATCCATTTGTTTGCTTCTGATTCAAAAAACTTTGGTGATAATATCTCAGAAAGTTTTTCTAAGAATTTACCATCAGTAAGTAATGCCGATACTACCTTTGATTGAAATGAATTACCAAATTTTGATAAATTATCTATCTCCTGCATTTATAACTTTTATATTTTAACAAATATACGAAAAATATTTGATATATCCAAATATTTATACCTTTAATTTTAATTTTGTGATTTGTTTTTTATCAGTTCCATACTTCTCACAAACATACTTAATATGCTCTCTGCCTTCTCTACTATTGTAAAGTATTTCTAAATACTCATTTGCTTCTTTTTTAGAACATTGATAATCTCTAACCATTAGTTCTACTAACCAATCCTCATACTTATCTGTTTTTTTACCCTTAACATATCTTAGATAATGTCTACCTTTTGGTAAAATACCAATGTATGCTAAATACAATGCTTTGGGTGGAAGTGATTGTGTGTAAGGTTGTAACTCAGCTATCAAATCAATCCAATCAGGATTCATAGAAAGAAATCTGTGAATCATATAATTAGACCAACTCTTCATATCTGCTTCTTCCAATGTATCAAAGTACTTTGGATTCTGTTCGTTTGTAATTGCTTTTATGTGGTCAAAAAGTGATTTAGCCATCTTTCTTATCTAACTTTTTAATTTCATCAGGTAACAATTGTTCGTTAACTACTCCACATTCACCACATAGATAAACCTCTATTGGTATCATTACATCTTGTGGAGTACCAGCTGCTAATCTTGATATTGTTCTAAACTTTGCTCCATTTATAAATACATCATAACCACAATGTTTACACACCATTGGTTTTGAATTATTCATATCTAACTTGGGTTGTTGAGGTGGTTGTGTTCCTACACCACCTGCTCCTATAATTTTTGCCATTTATTTATTTATTGTTGATAAAATGTTTAGTATTGTAGCCATAAATGGTATTTCCTTATCGACTGCTAAAGCATCTCTATGTTGACCTTCTGCTAATACTAAAATAACTCCACTTACTTTACCTGAGGCATATTCATCTACTTTATCATAAAGAAGTGAATACATCTCAGTAAAATCTTGCACCTTTGAATCAGCTACACATTTTCTAATTTTCATATATTTGTTTCTACTATCATCTGATAATTTTAAGATATCTAATATCTTAGTTTTAAAATCAGAATCTAATAAATCATTCTTTGAAAGTTTTAACACTCCCTTAACAGAATTCAATTGGCAAGTATTTATAACTTTTCTAATATCAGGATAAGAAGAATCTATAATAGGAACTAAATCTTTTATATCATAATTTATATCCTCTGATTTTAGAATCTTATCTAATTGTACTGCTACCTCTTTTTTAGATGGTGGAACGATTTGAAAGGTCTGACATCTACTTTGTATAGGGTCAATAATCTTCTCAACATAATTACAGGTAAGGATAAACCTACAATGTTTTGAAAATGTTTCCATTAGATTTCTAAGTATCGCTTGTGCGTTTGGTGTCATATAATCAAACTCATCTAAGATGATAATCTTATACTTCTTAAAACCTTGTGATGATGCGAAGTTCTTAACTTTGTTCCTAACTGTATCTACATTATTTTCATCAGATGCGTTTATAACCATATAATCACATTCTATAGATTTAACAATAAGTTTAGCTAATGTTGTTTTACCAGTTCCAGCTCTACCAAATAATAAAAGATGGGGTACATCTTCTGATTCAATATAACCACTTACTTTTTCTTTTAGATGTTCGTTACCAACATAATCATCTAATTTTATTGGTCGATATTTTTCAACCCATAGTGAGTTGTCAACCATTTCTTCTTTTTGTTCGAAAAAACTCATATTATCTTCCTACTTCTTTTAAATAGTTTTGTTTCATTGTATCCCAATTCATACCAATAGCATCTATATAATATAAATGTTCTGGTTTTAATCTATTGGAATCATATAACTTAGTATATCTTTTAATGGCTTGTCTTTTCCACCACTTATTGATGTAATCAACACCATCCTCAAATTTCTTCTTCATCTTTAAATCCTTTTCTTCAATTTCTGAACGAAGAAACTCAGGTCCGTTTTCATACATCATAGCAAGATACACTCCTCTTTTAAATCCATGATGATAACTGGATTGTTTGATACCACACTCTTTAAATATTTGTCCTAAAATTTTTTGTTTGATACCACTAACAGGTCCGTTTCTTTCATAACCCATACTCTTACCATTTCTTTCTCTTTCTTCGGTAATATGTTTCTTATACCAATCTTCTCTGTTTTCTTTCAACCATTGGTGCCACGGGTCATAGAACTCATCATCTGGTTTGATTGATATCTTTCCAGCTGATTCACCTAAAGTTTTAAAATGTGGGATACCATTATACTGAGAATGAATACCATATAAAGAAGTTGTACCAACTGCTATAAGAGTTTGTCCATATTTCTTTTTCCAATATTCTCTAACCTCAGGTACAGTAGTCATCATAGCGGTAAGTTTACCTCCTAAGAAATTAAATCCTAAAGGTTGTGTACAAACAATCGTAGATGCGATAGTTGTAAAGTTTAGTTTACCTTTTTTGAATTTATCATCCTTAGTCCAGCCAATATATTTATCTCTTACACCCATTGATGTAACATCAGATGCAAGTGATACCATCCCCAAAAGTTTACCACTCTTTTTATCCTTAACAAACAACTTAACATTTCGACCAGGATTAGCTGTCCAACTCATTGTATGAATCATTCTCCTAAGATGAGTCCACTTTGTAGCTTCATTCTTATCTTCAACGATTTCAACATAGGGTTCTAATTCTTCAATCTCTTTGATTGTAAGTTCTTTATTTTTGATATCTGTAGGTCTCCACTGCCAATCGTAGTAAGATGCTATTGTAGATTTATCTCTAAGCATAGAATCTTCCTGCAACTCTACCCACTTTTTGTACAGAGTTTGTTCCTCTACAGACATCTGCATGAGGTAATCCATATTATCAATGAGTTTTTTCTTCTCATTTTCAAATACGAATTGAGGTTTAGCTGGTTCTGTATCCCAAAAACTCATTATTTAATCTCCACTAAATAATAGTTAGAATTATAATCACCATCTTCAAAAGCTACATGCGCTAATCCTTTAGATGAAATTTTAAGTGATGATTTGTTTGAACCTTTGTTTGCCGTTAAGATTTCTTTTAGATACTTAGCTGAGAATGCTATTGGTTCGATATCATTATCACAACTACAATTTACAGAAATAGAAATTCTGTTTGAATTAATTGATGAATAACCTAAGATGATTTCTCCTTTGTTATTCTTACAAGTGAATGTAAATGTATCAGCATCTGCTAATGCTCCCTTAGACTTGATGTATTTGTTAATAAACTCATCATCTAATGTAATGTTAGCATCAAATGTTGGAAGTTCTTTTAAATCAGGTACCGCTGGGATAACAGATGGTGCAGCTAACATATACTGAACCTTAGTTCCCTTATCACTAAATTTAAGAGCGCCTGTTACCTCTTCTACTTTGATTGATGAATCTAATACACTTAATAATCCTTTCAACTGAGAAGTGGTATAAATACCAAACTCACCTGTTGGGAAATCTTTTTCAGATACAGTGACATCACCTAATAAAGTTTTATCATCTGAAATCATTTTTACCGATACTGAACCATCGGTTGAATTTAACATTACAGATTCAACCTCACCACCGAGATTGTATCTACTAATGAAACCATTTAGTTTTTGTTTTTCCATAATTATCCTTTTACTAATTTTAAATTTATACTAATATACGAAAATTTTTCCACATTTCCAAATTAAAATGAAAAAAACTTTTCTGCTGTTTTGGTTGAGGATAAAACTTCACCCCAATCCATTGCGTTATAGAAATCTTCTAATTTCTTTAGAAGTTCTCTTTCAAAGATTTTATCATAATCAATGTATGTATTGATTAATTCCATAATTTCTTTTGGGTCATCATAACCATTGAATGCTACCCCATCTAAACCTAATGGATTTTGTTTTAAATAAACCCATTTTACTTTATCACCATTCTTCATCGGTTCATATTTCATCTCACATTTATAATGAGATAACAATTGATTAAAAGCAATAGCTGCTTTGACATGAGCTGGTGTTGCTGATTTAAATTGGAACATTCTTTCTTGTCTACCTTTCGGTAAATACTTTGTTAGGTTTTTAACTGATGTATTCTTTGCGATATCTACAACATTCATTTTAGATAATCCGTTTTTGAAACCCCAAATTTTATCAGTCAATTCATTTTCTGTATTACCTTTTAGAATATCAATAAGTACTTCACTCATAAACTTCCTAAAAGCTGCTGGATAAGATGACCTAACAACATCCAATCCCTTTACATCTAATTTATCAACAGGTACTCCATTATCTGAAATAATCCATTGAGCATATCTTTTCTTTGCTATCCAAATACCACTTTTTGAAACATATTCTTTTTTGATTTCAAATCTATGTTTATCTTTATCAACATTGAAAACCTTTTTAGATAAAATATCATAGAATCCATTTAGATAATCTTGCATCTCTTCAGCTATCTCATTTACGAAACCAGCTATTGTATCTTGCTCATTATCTTTCCAATTTGGTATTCTATTATCTAATAAAGGAACTGCTGAAAAGAATACAGAATCAGTATCGATGTATATGTTAGAATCCAAAGTATTATCACCAAGCTCCTTATTGTATTTGATGTTAGCCATATCAGCAGTTGATTTAATAACTGTTTGTCCTGTCGTGGTAACAGCGGTAGCATTATCAACATCATAGAACCTAAAGGCAGGAAGACCAAGCACCCCATATAAAGAGTTAAGTAGAATCTTCTGTACCAACTGACGTTTTTTATACCATTCATATTTTTCTTTGTTTCCCTCTGTTCCATGCTTTTTCATTTGATTTTTGAACTCTACTCTTTGGTTGAACCAAATATCTAAGATATCGGGTATACAACCAACTGTATCTGTTCTATATAGTACACCATTTGATGCTACTGAAAACTTTGATTTATCAAAGAACTTTTTGAGATTCTCCTGCGTAATTGTATCTCCATTAATAATCCATTTATCTCTTTTACCTTTTACAAAATCCTCTGCACTCCAATCTTCTATCTTACCAACCTTAGTTTCGGGTGAGATATTGATACTCATAATAATAGAGGGATATAGAGAAGTCAAATCCAAATCATAAATCCATTCGTACTTACCAACGATAGGCGCTTTAACATAAGCTCCAATGAATTTTTCTTCATTGTTATCTCTCAGAGCTTGCATCCTCTCTTGTCTATCAGCAGGTTTGTTCGGTGCTACGATACCTTTCCTTTTAAGATAACATAGTAGTGCTCCTTCTAAGTATTTTGATGAATAAACAAAATCCTCATATGGAACATGGCCTGCATGACAGATACCTCTTGCCGTATCGATGAACTGTAGTTTCTTATCCATATCAACAACCAATTCAACATCAACTAAGTTGTACTCAATGAACTTCTCTATATCATCTCTGAATAGTTGGTCTAAGTTACCTGCATATTCTACCTTTCCTCTTCCTAACTCTTTGTTAGCAATAGAATCCAATCGGTAATTATCCAACTCTGTATAAGTAAAGTTTTTGTAAAGTGCTAAATAATCTAAATAAGATACACCAGCCATAAAGAATCTTTTTCTGTAAGGTGACCAGAAACACTCACCAATTGGTGATAATCTGTTTGCTTGTCTTTTACCTAATATATTTCTGATTCTATTGTAAAGGTAAGGTGTATCAAAGTAATCAATATTCCAACCAGTAACGATTGAAGGATTGATATATTCGTATAGTTCTAAATATTTTTCTAATAGTTCTGCTTCACTTCTGAATGGTAGAACAATTGCTTTATCGGTTTTCTTATTTGATAAACCACCTTCTTTATCTAAAACTAAAACATAATACTGATTGGTTGCCGAATCATGCAAAGCAATAGAGGTTATCTCATTCTTAGCTTCTTGCATATCGGGCAAACCAGTTTCCATTTCTACCTCAATATCATATGTAAGAATTACATGTCCTTCTGATGGTAAATCGGATTCA